AGCGCAGGCTACGCAGACAGCGAATACTGCAGCAACCAATGCCGACGAAAAGGCTGCAGCAGCAAACACTGCGGCTCAGGCAGCGAACAAGGCAAAAGGCGATGCAGATACAGCTGCAGGAAAGGCAAATAAGGCAGCATCAGATGCTAATGCCGCAGCTAGTAATGCAAACACAAAAGCCGGAGAAGCTGCGGCAGCTGCGTCGGAAGCGAATACCGCAAGAGATAGTGCAAATACACTTACACAGACAGTGCAGCAAAAACTTGCAAATGGTGATTTTAACGGCCGTACTACCTATAACGGTATTGGTGATCCTGCTGCTGTTTTAGGGAAAGATGGAGATACATACCTCAACAAATCAAATGAAGGTCAGCACCCTAAATGGCTATATTTAAAAGAAAACGGCAAATGGACTCCTCTTTGGAATACACAAGGTATTGATGGTACAGACACAGTACCGGTAGGAGCTGGATATCTAGTATCCGGTGATACTGTTCCTCCGGGTTACAAGGAGACCACTCCCCCATTCAGCAATCCTAATCTGTTGATCAATGGAGATTTCCAAGTCTGGCAAAGGGGAACAAGTTTAACAAAACCTAATGCCATTCACAACGAGTATTTGGCTGATAGATGGATGATATTAACTTCTGCAAACATACAGAATTTAGTAGTATCCAAATCTAATCTTGGAGGAATTAGATTTCAAAACAATGGAGATAATGGATATTTTTGTATAATTCAACATGTCGAATTAGATGGGAAACAGACGTTCATGAATAATGCTAAAAAAATTACTTTGAGTTTTGAAATAGATAGTAATATGAGTTTTAACACTCAATGTACAGTTACACCCAATAGAGATATTGAATATGAAGTTAAGCAAGGGAAACATAAATATGAATTCGAATTTGACTTTATATTAGATGAAATAATGATATCAATAGGTTATTTTAATGTCTATCCTTTTAATTCAAATATAATGATTCCAAATGGCGCTGATTTTACTGTTAAATGGGTGAAATTAGAAGTAGGTTCGATAGCTACTCCTCTTGTCCCTAGACCGTATGCAGAGGAACTGATGCTATGTAAAAGATATGGTAGATACATATATGTTGATTACACGATAAACGCTGCATCAAATTCATTTTCTAATATGATGTCCGTCCCTATTGACATGCGAATAGCTCCGACATTGACATTGAGTGTAGGCGGAACAATGTCTAATCTCACTGGTGAGAGAATTACGTATTCAGCATTTACAGATCATATACTATTCAGTTTCACTGCCTCTGCAGCAGGAATGATTAGAGTGTACGGAAGAAAATATTGGGCTGATGCAGAAATCTATTAAGGAGGAAGAAACATGGCAAAAGTTTATGTTAAGACAGATTCAAATTCAGTGATCACAGAAATCAACAGTGATATTTTTCTTTCATTAGTAGAAGGATACATGTTGATTGACGAAGGTGAAGGTGATAGATATGCACATGCACAAGGAAACTACCTTGAAAACGGGCTAATGGATGATAGAGGAAGATACAATTATAAACTGCAAGATGGAAGTGTTGTTGAGCTGAAAGAAGCAGAAAAAGAGGAGTTATTCCCTTCTTCAAATCCTCTCCCCTCTGATATAGAAATTCTCGGTCAAATGGCTACGGATGCAGAAATCGAACGAATGGAACTTGGCCAGCGAATGACAGACATCGAGCTTATGATATTAGAAGGAGGTGCGCTGAATGTATGAAACGATTAAAGAGCGTTATCTAAAAAACTGGGTTACAGATACACAGCTTGAACGGTACGTCACTTTGGGTGCTTTAACAGAGAAACAAGTTGCAGAAATTAAGAGGTGTAAAAAATGAAATGGGTTGTTAAAGATGCAGAAAAAACGGCTACAAATGGGACAATTATTGATTCTCTAGATTCTGGCAGCACTAAAGATGCACCAAGCATCAATGCAGTTAATGAAGCTTTGAAAGAATATGAACTTATGAAATTAAGTGCACTCTTTTACCTGTCAGAAACAGATGGAGGAAAATATTATGGTAATTACGAAGAGTGGGTAACGGCAGGAAAACCTGTGGCCCCTGCTAATTAAAGGAGGATAAAAGCTTATGACAAAACTAACTACAAATAGTGGGGGGCGGATTTTACCGTCTCTTTACAATCTCCGAAAGGGGGTGCAGGATGTAGTTTCCTGCACCCACAGAAGGGTGGTGTCAGCTATCTAAGTAGTATGACACATGATGTATTATGATTTTTGTACCAACCAACTTGACTATACATTCAGCAGAACCAGTAAAAAGTGATTCCCGTACCTTTCCGTATCCTATAAAGGTTATCTCAGGATATTACAGTATCCAAGGGAGTGCACAGACAGGATTAAACGACAGACAACAAGCAATGAAGCTTGTGGAATCTTTCGAGGGTACAGAAATCATGTTTGATATCATCCTACACGCAGACGCGCGGACAAGAGTTATTGGACATATGTATCAGGAAGGATCGTACGGTGAATTTATATTTATGGGTTCTAATTCACTCGCCTTTTATGCAAAATATGATGGCGTATGGTCAGGGAAAGAACTTCTTAAGTAATACATCACACTACTAGATAGTGTATATATGATATTTATACCTTTAAAGCCTATAATAACGAAAAAATATTCAGTTCCAAGGCAACAATTCACGGCTAATCAAGCAGTTAAATTTGCAGCAGCAGATATAAAGATGAATCACAATGCATTAGCTAGCTCTATAGGAACATGCATATTTAGCGGCATATCATCGAATGAAGGATTTATGTATAGCTTGTATTTATATACTAATGGAACGGTATCGTTTGTTACAAACATTACACAGTATCTGCAATTTGAGATTGTATGGCAGGAATATATCTGACACCACGGCAGGAACATCATCTGATGTTTATGTTATTTATACCAACAAATTTAACAACACGTTCAGCCGAGCCAGTAAAAAACGATTCACTCATTTTTCCGTATCCTATTAAAGTTATTTCAGGATATTACCGTATCCAAGGAAGTGCCCAGACAGGGTTGAATGACAGACAGCAAGCAATGAAGCTTGTGGAATCTTTCAAGGGTACTGAAATTATGTTCGATTTCATCTTATACGCAGACGCGCGGACTAGAGTTATTGGGCACATGTATCAGGAAGGATCGCATGGTGAGTTTATAATTATGGGAGCTAATTCGCTCGCCTTTTATGCAAAATATGATGGAGTATGGTCAGGGAATGATCTTTTAAAGTAATCCGTGAAAGAATAAAAGGAAGTGATCCAAAGTATCTCGCATGGGCGTGCGTTAAACGCCCTACATATTGCCAAGAATGGCGGAAAGGAGAATCACAATGAAATATGACTGGAAGAAATGGGGACGAGCCGCAGGAATGCGAGCATTAAAGACTATGGCGCAGGCAGGTATCGCCGGTATTGGCGCAGCTGCAGCTATGGGGCAGGTAGACTGGCCTTATGTGGCATCTGCAACAGTATTGGCCGGAGTATTATCCATGCTCACCTCAGTGGCCGGCCTGCCAGAATTGGATATGCCGCAGGAGTAGTGCATGGATGATTTAACTAAGCTGCTCATGTTGCTTGCTGGATCCGTTGTCATACAGGTAGCACCAATAAAGGTAAATCCCTGGACATGGCTGTTTAAATGGATAGGGCAGCAGCTCAACGGAGATATGAGAAAGAGCCTTTGTGAGTTAAGCAGAACAGTCGATCAGAATGAAATTGATCGCATCCGGTATGAAATAATGGATTTTGCAAATTCATGCAGGAATCACCGCAGACATACAAAGGATGAATTTCACCATATCGTGGAAATCAATACAAAATATCACGCACTAATCAAAAAGCATGATATACAAAACGGCGTACTCGACGCTGAATATGCCTATATAGAGAAAACATATCAAAGATGCCTAGAGAAAGGTGTCTTTGATCAAATGGAAAGCGAGGACGAAGAATAATGAAAATATTACTCATTGCAGGACATGGTGCAGGCGATCCAGGAGCTTCCGGATGCGGATACAAAGAAGCTAATCTCACCAGAGAGCTGGTCAACCTGATTGCTCCGAAACTGAGAAAGTATGCAACTGTGGATGTATACAATCAAAATCGCAGCGCATTTTATGATGTGCAGAACGGTACATTCAAAATCGGAAAGTACGATTATGTGCTTGAAGTACATTTCAATGCATTCAATGGATCCGGACACGGTACAGAAATCTTTGTGACAGACAGCGAACAGTATACGGATGTAGAGCAATCCATCATGAATAAGTTAGGTAAACACTTCGTGAAGCGTAGCGGCTCTGGTGTCAAGGTGACAAACTGGCTGGTGATTTATACATGCAAGTGTTTAGGCATCAGCTCCGCCTTGTTAGAGACGTGCTTCATTGACAATAAGGCTGACATGGCCGAATATCAGGCAAATAAGGAATCCATCGCACAGGGCATTGTAGACGGCATTGCAGAAGGCTTCCAGCTGAAAGCAAACAGCACAGAGCAGAAGCCAGGGAACAAACCTGCAGCTCAGAATAAACCTTCCAAGCCAGCAAAACCTGCACAGCCTGATCAGATTCTGCATGTAGGCGAATACTTTGTCATTCCAGGCGTGCATAGCGTAGACCAGGTTTTAGAAAACATGGATAGCATCTGGTGCGAAGAAATGACCGGAAACGGAGGTAACTCCATTCAGGCCGGACCGCTTACCAAGTGTGATAAGAACGGGAAGAAAGCAAAATCACAGCGCTTTTACGTAGGTGATTACTGGATGTGCGATAAGAAATTTAAAGTGCTGGATGTGGATAAACCTACAAATTCAGTGCAGGCAAATGTCGGAGGTCGTAAAATCTGGTTGTATGCCGGTCCATTGCGTGAAGTCTAATACAAAAAATAACCACTCATTCCTTCGGGAGTGAGTGGTTATTTTGTATATCATTTTGCTAAATAGGCATATAAATATAGTAGAAAAATATCATTTTAGAGATACAAAATGCGTGACATTACGTAACTGTGTGATATAATCTAGTAAAGGATGGTGATAAATATGCAAAGTATTATAAATGTAGCGCAGTATGTTTATGATAGATATAAACAGGAAACTGGCGATAATCTTGATGAAATGAAATTGCATAAATTATTGTATTTTGCACAACGTGAGTCACTAGCAATCACTGACGAACCTTTATTTAAGGAAGAGATGCAAGGGTGGATTCATGGACCAGTTTCACCATTAGTACGCAGTCTATTCTCATCAGATATTGGTATAATGATGAATACAGATGATGTAGATCCAGACACGAAGAGAATTGTCAATAATGTAATAAGCGAGTTCGGTCATTACGCTTCTTGGAAACTTCGCGATTTATCTCATCAGGAACTATCATGGAAAAATAGCAGACGTGGGCTCCTGAGTAAAGATCGAGGAAGTCGAGAAATATCCATTGATGATATAAAAGAGGATTCTAAAAAAGTAAGACCATTTGATTATACATGGGGAATGTATTATGATGAATTTGAGGATTACGATGGAGATTTGGTAAATGAGTAAAGTCGGTAAAATTTATCCTTCTATATTGCCTTATTTTGATAAAAGAGAGAGAAAAATAAAATATAAAAGCCGTCCGATATTGATTATAGCAGAGCCAATCGGAATAGATACTGAGTATACTGTGTTACCTGTTTCAACAATATCCAATCAAGCATTCTATAACCCTTTATATGATACGGAACTATTACCACGCAATTTTCCTAATTTATCTATCAGTAGAAAATCGTTTGTCAGATCACATAAGCAGACAACAGTGTATAAAAGCACAATTGATTTTAAACAATGTATTGGGGATATAAAAAAATCCTATCCTGAAACATATTATGAAATTATAGAGAAATTAGAAAAATTCAATCAAAGTATATTTGAAAATTGCTAACATTATAGCTACTCTCCACACCAGAGAGTAGCCTTTTTTTTGTTAAACATCGAGCTTACAATATTTTACTAAGATAACGATTTGCAATTTTTGAAGAAATGCTATATAATTTCGTAGTCACTCTTTCATACAGTTTATGCAGTGACAATGGGACAAAAGCCGGCTATAAGCTGGCTTTTTATTAGCGGATTAAAATTAAGAAAAATTAAATAATTTAGAGTTTACATACGGAGGAAATATGATAGAATGATATTGGCATAATTATATGCTTCTGCCTAGGTATCTTTATGCTATCCATCTAAAAAGATGGGGAACCGGTTCTATACCGGTTTTTTTGTAAAGTTTTATAACATTTAATAAAATAGTATCAATGTATTTACAAATAGTTGATTGAGGTATATAATGATTACGTTGCCGCCCATTAAAAAGAAAGAGATACCTAGGCAGTATTTTGCGGCACTTGACCACCTTAATGGTGGTCTTTTATTACGAAAATGACCGTTCAATACCTGAGAGATACCGCTTGTCCCAGATTTGTTTACAAAATATGTAAATTATTGTTATACTTTCGTATGCAGAAAAATGCTGCATACGAAAGGATGAGTTACATGAAAAAATTATTACTCGCAACACTTTGTTTACTGCTTACTGGAACGTTTATCAATTCCAGTGCTCCGCGGATACACGCCGCTGAAACAACCGCTGAATCAAACGCTGATGTACAGGCAACGTTTACTCCTGACGATGAAGAGGCATTTAGAAGCTTACCGGATGATACAATTATCGGAGCAGTTGATGACTATGTGATCAAAAAATCGAATTTAAATAGCGACTATACTGTTAACTGGAGTTCCGTAAATCAATCACAGTTTCTAAAGCCAGCTGTTCAGACACGTAGTATAACTGAATCTACTAAATCGCTTCCTAAAGGTTATTATTCAGCAGAAACACATCATACATTATCAAATATCTATGTGAATCAAAAAACCACAACAACTTATCTTACGGCAAATCTAGCAAATTTATATGTAGCAAAACAACAGTCAAGTGGAGCTCAAAATGCATTAACATGGCTTTTTGGAGCAGCATTTTCTAAAATATCTAAAATTGGATTAGCTTTAGCAACTGCTATTTCAATTAAAGATATATTAGATCAGGATTTTCTATATCAAATCACGAAATTATCTACAAAAGGTAAAAAGGTTAAAATAGCATATATCAAGTCAAATTACGGAAAAATAAAGACTGTTTCTCAATGGAAAGATAATAAAATAAAATTGAGAAATGGTAGTACGAAACAAGGCGGTTACTTAACTACGGAGAAAACTACATATGGATTCAGTAAAAAAAGTTAAGCTAATAAAATGTATAATGTTAAATATTATATGCTTTATACCTTTTGCGGCTATTATATTCTGGATCAATTCAAAAGCTAGTTTAGAAAATTATGGTATCCGCTTTGTGTCCAGTTTTATTGTATCGGTATTATGGTTTATAACAACGAGAAAATTTGTAGATAGACGATTCTTTCCTAAGAAGAAATAGATAAAGAGAGCCATTCATAGTATGGCTCTTTAATTTATCTTAGTGACACATCGTCACTGACATGTGACCAGCCGTCTTTTATACGGACGCTTGGCGGCGTATAAGTTAAGGGAAAATTAACAAACGATGAAATTCGTCGGCTGTATTAGAGTGTTAACTGCCGCTGGGAAACAGACAGGGTTCAGAATTATTGTCCGAACCTTTGGCGGCGTTATTTAAACTGCTTAAAATTCCTCAGTACCAGAGCGAGATTTCCCATTCTTCATTCATGTTGAACGGGAAAGCCCTTATTAGTCAGGAACTACGGATGAAATTCGTACGCAGTTGCCCATTTGCCAAGCAGGGTGAAAGGGAAAGGGTTAGCATGATGAATTCTTCTGCAAATTTGTTAGTTTAGTGAATGAACAGTTATTATAAAGTATTGAAGCACATCTATTGCCAGTAGACGCTTCTATATATCATTTCTTATTTAGATTGATTTTCAAATCATTGATATTCTTTTTTAATTCTGTAATATCTTCGTTTAAACAAATTAGAACTGCATCCCTTTCTTTTATGGCTTCTTTATATTTATGCAAACGAAGACCAAACCTATGTTTAAATTCATAGATAGGAGTTTCAGAGAAAGGTGCTATACTCTTTATAGAACTGCTATATTCATCCGTATCCATATTTTTTATGTCATCATGGAGCACTTCAAGTTCAAACAAGGATTTCTCTAAATATGATATTCTGAAATTGTAATTATGTTTAATTCTACTTTTTTCATCAAAAATATGATATTCATCTATAATATCTGATAATTCATTTTCAACTATAGTGAGGATTTTATCAGGGAGCTCATTATAAAATTCCTTTATACGTTCAGCCTGTTCATGTTTTTTATCAAAAGATTTCTCGTGTTCCTCGTGTAGTTTGATTTCCAATTTTTCTATTTCTTTATATTTTTCATTTAAGTAATCTTCTTTATCTATTAAACTGAAAAATTTTTCTTCATCTTCTGTAAAATCATCTATAGAATCAAAATCTATGTTAAAGCCAAGCTCATTAGCTCTTTTTTTCTCATATTCTTTTATTTCTTCTTTTAATTTATCAATTTCTTCGTATTGATCCCGATGCTCTTTAAAGAATGCATAAAAAGATTTTTCATGATCAAAGAAAGGATCATTGTCTACTATAGCATTTAATTTTCTGATATCAAAATTAATGTGCATAAGATAAGCATTGACCGCCTCTTTTATATCATTAGTTCGCTCTCTGTATTTATGTAAACTTTCATCTAGATAATTAACTGTGTTAGGATAGAAATCACTCTCACCACTTAAATAAGCAAAACTTACACCTAGTGTATTTGAAATTCTTTTTAACATTTCTAAATTTGTATTTTGTTTACCGTTTTTCCAATCACTTATAGTTCTTTCATTTACGTTTAATAATTTTGAAATTTCTTTCTGAGTTCTTCCATCTTTTTCTAGCAACATACTAAAGCGTTCGGAAAAAGTTGTTTTACTATATTCTTTCTTTGAAGGAGAATAACCTGTGTTTCTAAATAAAAACTCACTTTTTTTCACATTCAAAAACTTTGCAATTTCATACTTTTCACTTTCCTGCAATTGTACAGTTCCATAAATTCTTTTAGAAACAGCTGGACTTTTTAAACCTAATAAATTAGCTATATCTTTCACTTTTACGCCTTGCCTATCCATTTCCTTTTTTAGATTTTCTAGCATATTCTTCTCACCTTTTTCTTGTAAATTGAGGGAAAACATACATTTCCCGCATTGACAAGAACGATGTCTCCTTATATACTTGTGTTGTAATTGCTGTTGAGGGAAACGTAATGTTTCTTTCAATATACTACAACAATAGCAACAAGTCAAGGAAAGGAGAACATAATGACAAATTGTAGAAATACAGAAATTAAAACCAAATTGAAAGAAGCGGGAGTGTTTCAATACGAATTAGCCGAAGCTATGGGAGTTTCTGAATTTACACTTGTAAAACGGCTTAGAAAGGAACAATCAGCAGAAGAAAAGGAACGGATAAACACTATCATTGATATTCTTGCTTATCAGAAAAGAGGTGATCAGTATGAGTGATTTAAAAATACTCACTCAAGATGATGTGGCAGAATGGTTTAATTCACACCACCACGATACAGTAACTGCGGTGCGTGAAATAGATATCATCAGAGCCGCTACTGGAAGATGTTATATGTTTTCACATAAAGGAATAAGACACTCCTTGAACGATTACAAGGAGTTGGATGCCAGCAAGGAAAAAACTCTCTTTGCTCAGGGAGATGCATAGCAGGGAGATATAAAGATGGAACCAATAGTCAGAGTAGCAAGAGAAAGAATTGGCATATCAGCGTGTTGCATGGCTGATATACTTAAATTAACTGAGGAAGATTATTTATATTGTGAAGAACATTTTAATGATTCAAGCGCATTTATATGTTTGCGGATTTGTAATATCTTAGGGCTTGATTTCAGTAAGGTTTAAAGGCGGTTTCCGCCTTTTTATCTGCATTGCAAATAATAATGGAAAATACATATAAGAATTATAATTTAACGATAGTCTAACAAATATATAAGAAAAACCTTATTTAATCAAAAAAACTTATGTTGCATTATTATACACGAATTAGAAGCGGCTTACAATTCATATCCACTGATTCCAAATCGTATAAAAACAGCTGTAAGCAAAAAAGGAGATATCTCCCTTCTGCATGCGGTCTGTGAAAACATACGCAGGCAATCATGCAGTTTAGATTTCTCATTCCGATACAATGGTAATTTGATTATCGTATTTTTTAAATCTGGCGGCAGACGTATCCTGTTCGATAAGAATGATATCGCCATTGGAATCCTTAACGATGTAGGCATCCTTCAAATGTCCGGATAGGAGCTTGAAAACCTGTTCATTAAGCTTTTTATATGTACCATGAGATACACGATCACCAGATAAATAATAAAGCTGATCCTCATCATCCAGACTGATATTCGTAAAGCTATCGGCACTGGTATAGGTTCCACGAATACCTTTTGCGAATCGATGCTCTTCCTTGCGTTCACTGACATAGGTGCCTATGGCATACAGCACAATAAAAAACAAGCAGGATACGAAGATGAAAGAGATTTTAATAATACGGTACTTTTTCTCTAAATTCATGATTTTCCTTTCTATGAATACCTGACTGCGATCTACAGCCTCTGAAAATATATTGTATACAGCTGTGTAATCATCAGTAATCATTTTAACCGTAATCATCATAGCATACCGTCTATAGGGATTAAACTCCATTTAAGCATTATTAAGATTGTTTCAGGCAAGTCTTTTTGCATAAAATGAGAGCTGCCATGCAATATAAAAAAATCGCTGAAGTGAAAAGTTAAATTCCACTTTCAAAAGGCGAATAAAAAATGTGGAACTTTCTTCTACAGAAGTCTATACAGAGCATAAATATAGCGTTAGAAAGGGTTTCAAATAGGTAGAAGTAAGTAAAAATGTGAAGAAAGTGGTCATTGTGCGAATG